CCGTTACGCTTTGTTTCATCGGTGTTACATTGTAACGCTAATTTGTTTTCTCTAAACTTGCGAACCCTTCTCGCACTAGCTGTTTCACTTCCTACCATTTCAGGAACTTGTTCCAAGAAATAATCTCTGTCAGACTTCTTCGTCAACAGACCTTTACTCTCCAAGAAAATCAAAGTAATTTTAATATCTTCAATATTTTCATCTATAACAAGCGAGAGTTCCTCGGCTAAATTATCAGCTAAACCGTCATAGTAAATACGACCTCCATCTTCTAAACTAATTAACATCATTTTCAGATAGATAATAGTATGTGTATCACCACCAGCAATTTTACGAAGTAATTTCATTTCTTTAGATTTAAAAAAATCCTGAGTAAGTTGTATCCAAAAGTAACGTTTGTTTTTTAAAGTCATACTTCCCCCCTAATATTCTCTCAGGTTTTTCTCATCTACTTCAATCCTATTGGTGGATCTACGTCATATGTAAATTGTTTGTCTGAATTTCTCAGATTCATACGGGCAATATTGCTTGCGATTAGTTGTCTGTTTTCCTTTTTAGCTTGAGCATGGTCATCTAGTTCATTTACTAGCGCCCAAAGGCATACAAGTGCGATAGTTATTAAATAAAGGTATTCTAGCATTTTGTTTTCTCCTTCTCTTCGTAGATTGCTAATCGTTTTTCAAGATCTGAAATACGCTGAATTGCATCCTGGTATTTAATTTGTAGTTCAATCAATTGTTGATTGATTTCTAGAGCGACTTTCTTCCAATCAAGGTTTACTTCCTCGATAATTCCTGAAAAATATAATTTTATTCTGTTTAATAGATTCATGTTAAAACTCCCAATTGTTTTTCTTTTTTAAGATTTTCTA